GAAAATGGTGAACAAAGCATGGTTGAAAGCGGCAGGAATTCGAGCAAATCAAGACTGTCGCACAAACTGCTGTGGCGACAATTGGAACAGCAGCAGTGATTAATCAGGTTAATTGGTTGATGGTAGTATCTGCATCGGCACTGGCAGGTGTTTTGTCAATGTTGACATCGGTTGCAGGTATTCCAGAAGTTGAAACAAAGGAAGGAGAATAAGAAATGGCAAAATTTAATATTCATGCAGGACATTGTCCTGACGGAAAAGGTGCATCAGGTGCTGTTGGCATCCTGAAAGAATCTACAGAAGCACGTAAAGTGAAAAACAAAGTAATTGTATTACTGAAAAAGGAAGGTCATACAGCTTATGACTGTACATGCGATGAGAAAACAACACAGTCAGGGTGCCTGACAAAGATTGTGAAAAAATGCAATGCACATACAGTGAAGCGTGATGTGTCCATCCATCTGAACTCAGGAAGAGATGATTTAAAAGGCGACGGAAAAACGGGCGGCGTTGAAGTATATATCTATTCAAATACTTCCAAAGCAAAGAAAGATGCCGAACAGGTCTGCAAAAACATTTCTAAAGCATTAGGCATTACAAACAGAGGCGTAAAGGTAAACACATCATTGTATGTGCTTAGAAAAACAAAATCCCCTGACAATGTTGATTGAATGCTGCTTTGTTGATGACAAAGATGATGCAAAGAAATGGGATGCGGCAAAATGTGCAGAAGCAATTGCGAAAGCACTGGTTTAACAAATAAGGACATCAGAAATGGTGTCCTTTTTATATGTCCAAAATAGGCTTATGACATGAAAACTATGCTGAATCTATCCCTGTGATAAGGATATAAAACTGTCACGCATGCTGCAAGTTTGTCGGCATGGGAAAGGAAATGATATGAAGTTAGAAGATTTGTTAGGTAAAGAGTTGTATGCACAAGTACAGGCTAAACTTGACGAGGTCAATGCAAAGGAACCTGACAAGTTAAAGCATGTTCGATATGCTGACTTGTCAGAAGGCGAGTATGTTGGAAAGGGCAAGTATGAATCCGAGGTTGAAAAACTGAACAATCTGATTGTCGGAAAAGATGCAGAACTTACAACTGCAAATGAATTGATTGCTGATTTGAAAAAAGCAACCAAAGGGGAAGAAGGATTGCAGCAGAAGATTAGCAGTTATGAAACAGAAGTTGCAAACCTGCAGAATCAGCTTGCGGAAACCAAATTGCAATCCGCAGTTAAGGTTGCCCTGCTTTCTGAGAATGCCGTTGATGTTGACTATTTGTCATTCAAATTAAAGGAGAAGATGAAGGAAAAGAATTCGTCTCTGGAACTGGATGAAAATGATAACATCAAAGGCTGGGATGATATGCTTGCAGGTCTCAAGACGCAGTTCCCGGCAATGTTTGAAAGTGCTTCAGGTGGTGAAAGAATCATCACACCAAATACGCTTCCTAACAATAACAACGAGGACACATTAACAAAGAGTGAATTGCTGAAAAAACCGTATGCGGAACGTGCAAGGATTGCACAAGAAAATCCGGAGGCGTATGCGGCTGCAATGAATTCGTAAATAAGAAAGAAAAGAGGTAAAAACTATGCCAGCAACAAAATTAAATGACGTTATTAACCCACAGGTTATGGGTGATATGATTGAAGCGAAAATCAATGCACAGGCAAAACTTATTCCTTATGCCAAAGTGGATACTACGCTTCAGGGAGTACCGGGAGATACCAAAACGGTTCCTTCGTGGAATTACATTGGAGATGCGCAGGATTTCGATCCTGAAAATGAAGATGGTGATGAGATTGAATTGACCAATCTGACAGCAGGCAGCACAACCTTCACAATTAAATGTGCCGCTAAATCCATTGGCATTTTGCAGACGGCAATTAATTCAGGTCTTGGAAATCCAGTTGGACAGTCGGAAAAACAGCTTGCAGACTCCATCATCGGAAAAGTTGACAATGATTTGCTTGACGCAGCGTATACGGCGCCGATTACAGTAAATAAATCAGATAATCCGATTGGATATGATGCTGTGGTTGACTGTGTGACGAAGTTCGAGGATGAAGAGGATGGTATTGATAAAGTTATGTTCATTCATCCACGACAGGAAACAACACTTTTGAAAGACCCGGATTTCTTATCTGCTGATAAATTCCAGGCAGGTGTTGCGGTAAATGGTGCAATCGGTAAAATTGCAGGATGCTGGATTAAGAAATCTAAAAAGGTAAAAGTAGTTGATGCAGTAAATGCCGTTGCCGGTGTTTACACAATCAAAATCGATACAAAGGCATCGAATGGCGACAAAATTATTATTAATGGAGTACCATTTGTGGCCGGAACGGATTTCTTGTTATCAACGGATACTGCGACCGGTAATGCAACTGATTTGGCTGCTAAACTGAATGATTCAGAAAATGAGGTGCTTTCCTGCTATACGTGGACATCCTCAGGAACTACGATTACAGCAACGGAAGACTCTGGAAAAGAAGGCTCCGGACTGCCGGCAGTTGTGACAGAAGGCTCTATGAAAGTAGTAACAGCAACTACTACAAAAGGGGTAGCCGCTGCCATCTGCTGCTTATCTTTGCCCTGTTATTAAGATGGAGCCGGATTCTCCTGAAGACTGAGTATACGGAAGATGAACTTCCGGCTCTTACAATCTTTTTGAAGAAAGATACGCAGGTTGACCACGAGTGGTCTGCCGAAGAAACAGCGCCATGATATTACGGCGGCTAAGTATTACGGTGTTGCACTTACAAACTCGGCAAAGGTTGTTCTTGGTAAGTTTGGTAAATAAGGAGGCTCCCTTATGATAATGTCAGTTGAAGAGTTTAAAACATTTGTGCAATCTGACTTGACAGACAATGTGCTTGAAGCAAAACTTCAGGCACTTGAACTGCTTATCAGGAGATACACGAATAACAATTTTCAGAAAAGAGCATATAGAAGAACCGCTGATATTGTTGGCGGTCTTTTCTTCGCCGATGACATAACACCCTTCAAGATTGGTGATACGGTGCAAATTACGGAATCGCAGTTAAATGAGGGGCTGTATACGGTCAAAGAAGCGGAAAAGGATATCTTTACCGTAAATGAGACTGTATTGGATGAAGGACGTGTTCTTTGTACCAAAATTGAATATCCGCTGGACGTTCAGATGGGAGTTATTAACATGCTGAAATGGGATTTGGAGAACCGTGATAAAGTGGGAATCCAATCGGAGACACTCAGCAGACACTCCGTAACGTATTTCAATATGGATGGTGATAATTCTTCAATGGGTTATCCGAAGTCGTTGATTGGGTTTTTGAAGCCTTACATGAAAGCAAGGTTTTAGGAGGGATTTGAATGATTGGTGGAAACATTACGGCAATCCTTCAAATATCTGCCACCACAAAGAATGAAATCGGAGAATCTGTGAAATCATGGCAAGATGTTATGGCGTTGCGTGGATGGCTTGACCTTTCTTCAGGAGATTCCAAGTATGCAACATTCAATGCAAAAATACAGGAATCTACGCATGTGTTCTTGATGGATTACATGCCGATTCCTGATGTTTTTGAAGTTGATGGAAAAGTTGTCAAGGTATCGGCTGAAAGTACAAGAATGATGGTAAATTCAAAGCCATATGATGTGATGCTGATAGATGATCCGATGGAAATGCATAAACAGATGGAAATCTATTTGAAATATACAGGTGGTGATTAGGATGTCCGTAAAATTTGAAGATAATCATATACGCATTAAAGCAGATATGAAAAGCGAAGCAGTAGCGTTTCTTCATGAGGCAGCAGGTGCTTTGGTTTCGCAGACGCAAAGGAATACCGCCGTAGGAAAGGTTAGCGGTGGTAAAACCAAAAGTGAATGGACTTACCAGGTAGATGAATCAAAACTGGAGGCTGCTATTGGAAATCCAATGGAAAATGCAATTTGGGAAGAGTTTGGAACCGGTGAATATGCATTGAATGGCGATGGCCGCAAAGGAAAATGGTACATACCTATTGGTAATGCAGAGGGTCAGATTTCCCAAAATGTAGTTGATGCTTACGGGATGAAAGTTGTGCATGGAAAAGGCGGTGTGGATTATGTTGAGACTTCCGGTAAAAGGGCAAAAAGACCGTTTTACACCGCATATTTAGCAAAAAAGAATGCCATCCAGAAAAGACTTGAAAGTATATTGAAAGGACTGGGGAAATGACAAAAGAAATCCTAAAAATCATATCGGATTCGATGGAAAGCCTTGGTTTGAATTATGAGTTTATGGAATGGACATCAGAAATAAAGTATCCATATTTTGTTGGTGAGTATGGTGAAACACAACAATCTACGGAAGATGGTTTGCAGGAGTCATCCTTTATTCTGACTGGATATACAAGGGGGACATGGCTTTCTTTAGAAGAAATAAAAGAATTGATACAAGCATATTTTGATGCGGTCAATGGTCACACGGAAATTACGGCGAGTGGTTCCGGTGTGGCTATTTTTTATTCAAACAGTTTCGCTGTTCCGACAGGTGATGCTGCGTTGAAGAAGATACAAATTAATTTAACAATCAAAGAATGGAAGGTGAAATAATTATGTCAAAAGCAGGAAAAACAGGTGTGACAACCGGAACCCCGAAAAACATTCTTTTTGGTGCCGGTACGATTCACAAAAATTTAGAGTATAAAGCGGAAAGCGGCATGGAACTTTGAAGAGTCAATCATCGGAGCAACGAGCGGTGGCTCTAAAGTGTCCATTACGCCGGAGTTTTATGATGTTGAAGTGGATGGTGTGCTTGTGCCAACGAAAGGATTGAAACAGAAAATTGGCGAAACTGCAGAAATGGAAATTAACTTTGTTGAGTTGACAGAGGAAATTATTAAATCCTCCACTATCGGCAAGAATGGAAGTTCAGAAGACAGTTCGTATACACTCATTGAATCTAAAAGTTCGCTTTCAGATGGTGATTATTACGATAATATTGCATTTGTTGGTCAGATGCTGGATGGCAGAAACATTATTGTGATTTTCGAGAATACATTGTGTACATCCGGAATGGAGCAGGAAGGGAATATAATGGTCTCATAAATTAAGACACTGAACACGACATTTCTTAATGAATCTGATATACTATAACCAACAAATGAAAG